AACACGGGCAAACTTAAAATTATCAAAACTGCCTCGTCCTTCCAGTCCGATTGTCTAGCTTCTAAAAGTTTTCCCTGGTACTGTTCCTCACCCTGGGCCATTTTAGTAGCATGCATCAGTTGTGCATCTGACATTGCCATTTTCGTTCTCTGCTTGTTAGCGTAAATCTTACTTCCAGCAGAAACGGCTAGTTTAATTGCCGATAACCACATATTAGATCCACTTAGCTTTTCTAGATTTTTCTCTAAGCATTCTTTTAGTTCCTCTTACTTCAACTTCTTCGCCTTTTGCGATTTCATTGAAAGAACCATCAGCTGTAGTCTTAGATCTAGGGTCAATTTCAAGATTCATTTTGTCTTCTGACGGAATCTCAACAATTTTATCTAATTTTTCCATATTTTCTCCTTAGTTATATTATTTTAACTTCTTTTTTAGTTTTTGTCACTATCCTTTACGCATAATTGCAACGTTTGGCATCATTGAATCAGAATTAGGTAGTGTTTTTCCTAAAATTGTCTTTTCAATTGATGTATCAGCTCTTAATTGTGCCAATTCTTCGTTTTGTTTAAGTTTTTCACTTTGATTAACTTGGTTCATCATGGTTTTCATCTTATCTAAGTCCATTCTATCCTCAGATTCTTTTTCTTTTCGAGCATTTTCTTGTGCTCTAAGGTCTAACTCTCTTGCTCTTAGTTTTGCAATAGGGTCATTGTCAAATTGTGAAGTAATTTTTTGCTCTTCCTTCATAAATTCTTCCATCATGTCTGCAACTAGTTGAGCTTTTCTAGCTTCAATCTTTTGTGTCATCTGTTGCATCTGCATTTGCATCTGTTGAGCCATAGCTGGGTTTTGTTGAGCTTGCATTTGCATCTGTTGTAGCTGTTGCATCTCATCTCTAAACTCTAATTCAACTTGTTCTTGCGCCATGAGACTAATATGTTCAAAAATATTTTTCTCTAAACTTGCCATAACCATTGGATTATTTCTAGCCATGTTAGTTGCCATAAAATTTAAGTGTGCAGTAATATGTGATCTATGATCTTGTCCAGGGAACGCTTGAAACTGTGCTCCACCTAAAGCATCAATGTGTTCTAACGCTGGATCTTTAGGCATAGGTTGCATTGGTTTATTTAATACTTGATCAATATCTTTTACACCTAATGCTTCATACATATTTCTATATGCATTATACAAATTGTGCATTTGTGGATTTGATTGTGCCAGTTGGAGTTCCGTCTGAGCGAGGGAAATACGCTGTGTTTGAGAAAAAATGTTAGGGTCAGCAACTGGCAATATATCTACACGATCATCAAAGTCTTGTTGTTTAATCATTCTTTGACCCCCAACTACATCATACGGATATTCTTGTGGTAGATATAACTTGAATACTCTAGCCATGATTCTAAATTCATTTTTCAAAGCTGAGTAAATTCTTTTGTGAATTGCAGACATAGTTCTAGAACCACGCTCTAATAAAGCGACCGTTGTTCCTACTGCTGCTTGTTGATTTCCATCACCAACTTGTAGATCTGCAATCGAAGCAAACCTTTGACCTGCTTGAACTACAACACCCATTAATGATAATAAAGTCTGTGATGGTTCTTTAAATGGTAACATCATAAATGAATCTCTTAAATTTCCACCAGGTGCATCTACATCTCTAAACTCACCAGGTTGAATTGATTGTGCATCATCTCTAATTCTAATACCACGTTGTTTAAAACCTGCCGGTAAGTTAGATAAAGTTCCTGCATCTAATAGTTGTCTAAGTGCACTTGTTGCAGTTCTTGATAATCCACCAATCATATGAATTAAACCAAAACCATAAAAACCTAGTCCTGGTAAAAATTTAAAGTGTACAAAATATTGTATCTTAGATTTTTTAGGATCTCCTACTTCATAGTTTCTTTTAATAGAAAGAATCTCTCGTGACCCTTCTTCTACTGTTACGATGTAAGGTATTTTAATTCCTGAGGGCTCACCAGTCTCTGGATCAGAATCTTCAAAACCTTCTAAGTCTAAATCCACGTGACATTCTAATAATGTATATACGTCTTCGTCTTGAGTTTTAGATGTACCTTCTAACTCTCTTTCTTTTTTTAAGATATCAGAGTCTGTACTATCTGGTTTAGCTAAATCTATATCTCTATAGAATCCTGCTACTTGTTGTTTTCTTAAATCGTTTTCTGAAACTTTTATTCGATGAATAATTGCTTCCGCATCATCTAATGAGGTAGCTGTGTACGGAACAATTAAATCATCTGCTGGAACAAACTTTGATACTGCTCTTTGTTCCATATCATCATAGTAGACTTTTTTAAAAGCAGAACCTGCGAGTGGCAAATTAAATAACATTTGATCAAACTCTGGTTCATACTCTTTCATCTTCTCCATGATTTCGTAATTCATAAAATCTTTAACACGTTGCGCTTGTTGTGTTTTTTCCGGTGTAGATAAACCCATTACTTGAGTTCTAACCGGACCATTTGCTGGTAATAATTCTTTATAAGCTAATGCTTGAAATTGAGTGACTGCTTCTGCTAATACTGGGTGAGTTGCACCACTTGCTCCTTGAAAAGGTTCTGTTCTGTTATTGTATTTAAAACCTAAAAGATCTAGACCTTGAATATAAGCTTGCTCCCATTCTTTTCTTGATGAAGTATAATCCATATACTTACCATTTAAATCTGAACCTAATCTAGCTAACACATCATCAGGTAAAAATTCTGCAAGGTTTGCGTAATGCTCGTCACCACCTTCAATAGATGCAGCAGCAGGATCTAAATCAATATCAACTGATCCATCTTCGTTTTCTTGAATATCAATTGGTCCAGGATCTTGTGCCTGGTCTTCTGCTTGTTCTACTAATTGTTCTTGAACTTCATCTTCACTAGGAAGTTCGAATTCTTTTCTGACCTCGTTGGGAAGTGCTTTGTCTATATCCGCCATTTATTTTTTCTCCAGATTGTTTGACTGTTTTAACAGTATTATAGTTAATATTCAAGCCCTGAGGCGTGGGTCCGGCTTCAGGGGGCAATAAGTGTTTCTTTGGGTACTTATTCGTCATAAGTATATCTTCTCATATCTTCTAAATCTATATCATCAATATATTCGTCTACGTCTTTTAACTTGCCCTCTCCATCAGGTCTAGCTGTTGCTTCTTTGTAAGTCACGCCTCCGGTCTCAGGATCCTTTTCTAATTCTATTTCCATATCTTTTTCTATCATCTCACCTTGTTCATTTCTTTTTCTAATTGTTATTTTATTGCCTTGTTCTGTAACCACAAAATCATCCGCTTGATAAACATCTGCAAATTCATCTGATCTATTACCAGTAAAATATTTTGTTCCTTTTTCTACGGCTTTTAATTTAACTTTAGCAATAAGATCAGCTAAAAAATCAGGAACACCATCAGCACCTCTTTTAACTACTTCAGCCACTTTTGGTGCTTGAGTTGCAACATCAAAAAATCTTCCAAAAAAAGGTAATGATGCAAGTCCACCCATGATCTTCATAAACTTTCTTTTATCAGGATCTTCTGGTCCGTCTGCAAATCCTACACGGCCACCTAATTCATAACCTCTGTAAGATTTTGATGCGTAATCTTCTATTAAATCTTCTTGATAAGGAGTTGTAGTTAAAGTTTCTGCTTCTTGCATCATGGCTTGTGCTCTGTTTTTTAAAGTTCCTGCTGTAGTTATGCCTGCTCCAATAGGAGTAGAAACTTTTGCAGCTCTAGCCATTAAAGGTCCTAAACTTTTAACTGCTTCAGGAAGTAGTAATTCTATTCCAACCAAAGGATCAACTGTTGCATCAACAATATTTTTTCCTTCATCTAAATTATCTTTAATAGTCATTCCAGCAAAAGTTCCAGCAGCAGGTAATGACCCTACAGTTTTTAAACCTACCTTACCTACATTCTTTAATGCTTTTAAAATTTGTGGTCCATATTTAGTTGCACCAACTGTTCCTGCTGCAATAGCTTCTGCGGGTATACCTTCTGGTTCTTGTTTTTTTTTAATTGGACTTACATCTGACATTGTTCCTGTATCAAGTGCTGCGTATTGATTTTGTATATCTTCAAATTCATCACCAAACTCAACACGTAATTCTGGATTTTTATTTAATATTTGTTTAAATGTATTTAAAAAACCGGGAATATTTTTTCTAATTAATTGTCCACTGCCCCTTAAAGCTTGAAAAGCTGTTTCAGGGTTTATGCCAATTTTTTGCAACAGTTCTCCTACTTTTGGATCATCTATAAATTTTAAAACTCTATTATAAACTTGTTTAGTTTTAGCCTGTTGTTGAGTTAAACTTCTATTTATATCTAAAGGTTCTACTACATAATTTTTTACTTTACCTCCAGTGGTTATGCCACCAAGTTCTTGAGGTAAATATTGTTGTATCTCTGAAATTGTTTTTAATGTTTCTTTATCTTTGTTTTTTATGGCTGTTCCAAACACATCATCTAATTGAGATTTAAAAGCTCTTTGATTTAAAAATTCAGGTAATGGATTAACTCTAATTAAATCTATCGGATCAACACCACCTTTTACTTGTGATAAAAAATTCATAGGGATAATGTGATCTAAATTTGATTTAAAAAATTTCTGATACTTATCAGGTAACTTACCTTGAAGAGTATAAAATTTTCTTACCTTATCTAACACAGGTTTTAGTTTTTCTTCATCTCCTTGATATGCGTCAGTAACTAATTTTAATACAGTGTTTTTTCTTAGATCTGTATCTGAGTTTTTTAATTTGTCTCTTACATTATTTAACTTATCCAAATCATCTGGTAAAAATACTCCTCCAGAATCTCCTGCTCGTTTATAAATATTTTCATATAAACTAAATAAATCTTTTTTAGCTGCCTCTTGTGTTATGTTAAATTTTTTAGCAATATCTTTTACTGTTACGTCTTTTTTAGAATCTAAAACATAATCAAAAATAAGGTGTTGTTTACTGCCAGCGTTTTCTAATTGAGTAATAGAAGATTTAACACCCCCTGCTTTCATTTGTGCAGATTTGTCATAGTTTTTATACAAATCAGTTTCTTGAAAATTTTTTAATTCATTTTCTAATTCTTTAATACCTTTTGCAGTCGGTGCTCTTGAACTTTTATTAAGATTTGCATTTCTGTAATCATTAGCTTGATAAGATAAGACTACAGAAGTATTTCCTTGTTTTGTTGTATTAGTTACAAATTTAACACCTTTATCAGATAAATTATATTTTTTATTTAATTTTTCTAATTTTATTTTTAAATTATTTACTTGTTTTTTATTTAATATGTAATCTTCAGGTTTGCCTTGATTTGTTCTAATCATAGGAGATGTAAAATTAAATTGTTTAATTAAATCACCATAAATATTATTTGTGCTTGAAAAACTTCCACCAATTTTTTTTCCTACTTTAGCTTCAACTGTTTTTTTTAAGTCAGTTAAATTAGTGTAGGTAGTTTTTTTATTTGTTATTAAATCTTGTAGTGTTTCGGGTATACTTCCATACGCAAACCCCATCCGTCCACCATAAGCTGCTTGTTGTCTATCTTCAAAGTCTTTAAATGGATTTTGTACTGGAGGTAGTTCGTCTAATGTTTTAATTACACCGGGTCCTAATTTTTCGTTAAACTTTTCTTTTAGTGCATCTGTTTCTGCACTAGCAACTTGTGTTTTAGGTGTAGCAGGTCTTGTTAACCAAGACATCATTTGTTTGTAGTTTCCTATTTTATTTACGTCAGACATTACATACCCATCAGGTAAGATAAGCCACCGTTAGCTTGTTTAGTTCTTTTTTGATTTTTAAAAGTATTTATAATTTCGTCTACACTCATTCCTTTTTTTTCCATTTCCATTGCTTCACGCATGGTTTGTTTTACTTCTGCTATTCTCTGTGGATTAGTATCGGTTAAAATATTTTCTATCATCTCATCTGTAATTCCAGGAAACTCTATTCTTAATTCTTCAGCTGGAGAAAGATCAGCACTGCCGGTTACATTTTTTTCCATTTGTCCAGATTTTTTCATCTCGTCATATTTTAAAGTATCATCCATTCTAGTTGGATCTAGACCAAGACGTTTCATATTTTCTGATTCTTTCATACCTTTGTCCATAGCTTCACTCATAGCTTTTTGAAATGCTTCATCCCCACCCATAGTAATTCCTTTAATACCACCTTCTGAGTCTTTAAATACTTGAGTACCACCAGGAACTTTTCCTGAGGCTAATCCTTTTTGTTTTACAATTGTATTATAAGCCTGACCATAAGCATCCATAATATCTTTTTGTAAAAACATATCTCGATCTACATTTAAATTTTCTAACATATCATCTACTGCTACATCAGCATCATATTTAGAATCTCCAGAGTTAATAATATTATCAACAGCTTTTTTAATTTCAGTTGCTAAGTCTGTTCCTTTATCATATAAATATTTTGCAAGTTTTAATCTACCTTTTGCAAAACCAATTCTATTAATACCACCCATGTTATTTTTCTTCCTATCTTTAACATCAAACTCATCTAAAGTTTTTGCATAATCTGCTTCGTCTTTTGCTTTCTTTAAAAGTTCTTCTGTTTGTTTTATGATTGCATCATATTCTCCAGCGCCTTCTGTTTTAACTTTTAACTCAGGCATATCTCTTCTAAATATTTCTTCGTAATTTTTAAATGATGTACCTTCTTTTAATGCATCAGCCATATCATCTGCAGCTTGTAAAGCATCTTCTCCGTAGTATCTTCTAAATACATCTATTGGATCATCTTCTGACATAGGTGAGTATTCTTTTACTCTAAATGCATCTGTATCATTTAGTTTTAAATTACCTGCCTCTACTTCACTTCTTAAAAATTGTCTAATGGCTGTTCTTAAATTACCTTCTGCATACATACTACCACCTGGTAATCTATAATCAGGGTTTTCTCTTTGGTAAGGCATGCCTGGAGTTCTAAAAGGTTTAGCTTTATCTTTAGAACCCATAGGTCTTCTAAAACCAGTTGCAGCATCTAATGCATCTTCAAGCATAGTTGAAGATGATTTTTTACTTTCATCTAAAGTTTTTTTTAAATTACCTGCTTTTTCTTCTAAACTTTTCATTAATGATGATAGTCCTTCTTCTTCGACTACCTCACCTTTTGCAATATCTTTAGTTCTTTTTTCTGTGATTGCTGACGCTTGTCCTTTTTTAAAAGCATCTTTTATTTGATCCATGAAGCCTGAATCTAGATCCCCGAATTGTTGTTTTGCAAATTGCATCAACTGATCGAGGTTTTTAATCTCACCTCTTTTAACCATATTAAAAGCAGAAATTAAAAATTGTATACCTTTGCCTGTGCCTTTGATTCTACTCATTAATAATAAGTCCTTTGTTGTTGAGGTAGTTCTTCGTCCTCATAGTCTTCAGGGTGATTAATTAAACCACCTTGTCTAAATCTCATAACAGCCTGGGTCATGGAGTCAACTAAATCGTCGTAGTCTCCATATGGAAATGCTGCACATTCTTCGATAACTTCCTGTGCAAAGTCCATATCTTTGGGCGCCCATATTCTCCCTGATTCAAACAGCGGAGAGACACTGTTAACCCTCGTATGTTTATCGTTACCTTTAGAGGGTGTGAAGTTTATAACAGGTATCCCCATCTTCCGCAACTCATAAGTTAAAGGTAGTCCAGAAGCTTTTGCTTCAACAATTACAGTCTCAGGCTTCCAGTAACCATATTGCTCTAATGCTACTCTACGGAGTTCAGGAAACTCGAAACGATCTTTGATTGCATCTAATAAGATCAAACACTGTCCACTGTCTTCAGATGGTGTAAATACTCCCCAAGTAGTAATAGCAGAAAAGTCAGCTGATTGTTTTTTCATAAAAGCTGTATCATAAGATTGAATAACGTGTTGTAGTTCTGGTAAATCTTTTTCCCAATCTTGCCACCATTCACGTTTAATTAATGCTCCTTCTTCACCGGTTGGGTTTTGCA